GAACAACCAAGGCTCATGGGTTGTACCAAGCGGTTCAGGTACTGGTTTGACCTCAGTTGGTCTATCAATGCCAACAGGATTCTCGGTTTCTGGTAGCCCTTTAACGTCTAATGGCACGCTTTCTGTTAGTTGGTCAGGCCAAGTGCCCACAGCTAACCTAGGAACTGGCACAGCGTCTTCTAGCACCTATTTAAGGGGTGATGGTACTTGGGCTACTGTGACGGCAGCGACACCTACTTTGCAACAAGTAGCGACTGCTGGTAGCACTTATTCAGGTGGTATCACAACTACGACTAACTCTACATTCGGTGGAGTGGGTGTTGGGGTTTCATCTAGTGGCCCTGCTGGTACTACTTACGGGATCGGAGCGTCAGCAAGCACTATCGGTATTGGAAACAATACGACTCAAGTTTACTTGTATAACTCCTCATTTATTCCTGCTAGTAACAATTCCTTGACTTTAGGCGCTTCAGGTTATGCTTGGTCTAATTTGTACCTGTCTAGCACGTTTAATTGGAATGGTTATGGTATTTCTGCCCCTGCTGGCAATACATCGACTTTCTTAAACAACAATGGGCAATGGACAACGCCTACAGGAACTGTGCCTAGCCTAGCATCGGTTTGTGCGGTCGGTAACAGTTATTCAGGCGGTTTAGCAATCACAGGCGCATCTTACTTTGGTTCGGCTAGTACATTTGCCAATACTGTAGAGTTGTACACACAATCCACGGCGTCTTCAAGTAATGCTTTTGGTGCGTATGTAAGCAGTTCTTCAAGTAACGCTATCGCTGCGGTGGTAGCCAATACTGGTAGCAACCTTGCATTCTTTGGTTATGGTTCACCTAGCTCGCTAACGGCTGTGGGTTCAATTTCTACCAATGGAACGCTAACAGTCTATGGAACAACCTCTGATCGTAGGCTAAAGACTGACATTGAAACACTATCGTCTGGCGTAGGTATCTCTAAAATTAAGGCTTTGACACCACGTTCATTTAAGTGGATTTCTAGCAATGAAGCAGACGTTGGCTTTATTGCTGACGAACTCCAAGCGGTAGTTCCCACAGCGGTCAATGGTAGTGCAACAGCGGTAGATGAAAACGGCAAACCTGTTTATCAGACTGTTGATAATAGTTTTGTCATGGTATATTTGATCCAAGCAGTACAAGAACTCATTGCAAAGGCAGGCCTATAATGGACTTTGGGTTTGTTGGCCCATCGTACACTTCTCCATCAATCTACCAAGATGATCAGGAGTGTATTAACTTTCGGCCTGAAGTTGACCCACTTAAGCAACCAGGCCAAAGAGGTGTTGTTGCTCTTTACCCTACACCTGGTCTAACTTTATTTACTAATCTAGGCAACGCTGAGATTCGAGGACTACGCACCATATCTGGTGGTAAGTACCTGATAGCGATATGTGGCGCTAACGTGTACGCAATTGACACTTCTGGTAACACGTTCAGTCTAGGTAGCCTAACAACTACAACAGGTCGAGTCGGTATTGCTGACAATGGCCTGTATGTAATGATCACAGACGGGGTGAATAGATATAGTATTTATATCAGCACCTTTATTACCACATCGTTTATTGGTAACGTCTCAGGGTATCAAATCAACGTCACGGGCATCATTTCAGGGCCTTTGGTGGTTGGTCAAGCAGTCACAGGCACAAATATACCCCCCAACACGATCATTACATCAGTACCTACCTCTGCTAATGGTTTGGGTTTGTATTCCATTAATAACTATGTTTCTAATGGTAGCGTCACAGCAATTAACCTATTAAGCGCTGGATCAGGTTATACAACACCCCCTACAGTTACAGTCGCTAACCCTGGCTATGGTGGCACGATAGCATCGGTGACATGGAACTCTATTGGGGTTGTGAGTACAAGCATCACCTCAGGTGGCACGGGTTACACAGTCGGTGACATCATTACGGCTTTTGGTGGCACTTATACGACAGCTTGCCAGCTCAAAGTGACAACAGTATCTAGCGGTGTCATTACTGGGGTTTCAATTGTTAATGTTGGAACGTACACACAAGCGCCTACAGGTGCAGCGTCATTTAGCGGTGGAACAGGTAAAAACGCTACCATTACGCTCACTTTTGGATTGAATAACGATTATTCAATAGCCAATGGTGGCTCTTTTTACACTTCTAACCCAGCGTTGAGTTTCAGCGGTACGGGTGGGGCATCAGCTTTAGCCAACATTTCTCCTTTGGGTAATTCGTCAACCATGACGGCTTATGCGTTTTCAGTATTGCCAAGCACAGATGGGGCATTTACTGGCGCTGATGTGGTGGACATCGTAGACAACATATTTGTTTACAACAGGCCTAATACGCAACAATTTGGCTCTAGTAACCTTTTAAGCCCCTTATCTGCACCTTTACAGTTCTCTAGTAAAGATGGCGCACCTGATAATTTGGTGTCTTTGATTGTTGACCATCGTGAGATTTACCTACTCGGTGAGGTGTCTAGCGAGGTTTGGGTAGATGTGGGTTCATTCCCTTTCCCATTCCAAAGAATACCTGGCACATCAACTCAACACGGCATTATTGCCAAATTCTCGGTCTCTAGGGTTGGTAACTCATTTGCTTACCTCTCTAGAAATCAGCGTGGTCAAGGCCAAATCGTCATGATGAATGGCTATGTGCCGACTCGGATATCTACCCACGCAGTTGAGCAAACTTTGGTTAACCAAAATATCTCAGACGCAATTGCTTGGACTTATCAGCTAGAAGGTCACGAGTGTTATGTTATTACATTCCCAAGTTTAGATTTGACTTGGGTGTGGGATAACACGACTGGAATGTGGCACAAAATGCTGTCGGTAGACAATAACAATGTCTACCATCGGCATCGAGGTAATTGTTCTGCGGTATTTAATGGATTTGTGTATGTCGGGGACTATCAGAATGGAAATATCTATTTATTAGACCCTAGTAACTACACAGAAAACGGCCAAGAAATTAGAAGATTAAGAAGAGCACCGCACCTAGTTTCTGATTTGCAACGTCAATATTTTGAAGAATTGCAGATTCAGTTTCAACCAGGCGTGGGATTATCAACCCCCAATGCTAGTTATACCTCTTCAGGTATAGCAGGTATTGCCATTTCAGGATATGCAATAAGTGGAAATACTCAAACAGGTCAAGGCACTACTCTGGTCTCCAGTTCTCCATATTCTTTTTCAGGAGTTTCTTTAGGTGCTCCAGCTCTAGGCGCAACAATATCAGATATCCCTTATGGGACTGATTCACTCCAAAAAGTAGACATTATTAGTCCTGCTTCATGGGATGTGGTCAACAAGAATGGCCAAATGCCCAATGGTGTAGTCTTATGGATTCATGGTGGTGGATGGTCGGGCGGTGACAAAGCGAGCGACACGGCTATCTACAATCCGATAGTTTTGGCCAATTACGTTGTTATTTCTGCTAATTACAGACTAACGCCATCAGGTGACTATCCGAATGACGTTAACGACATTGCACAGGTGATTAACTTCTTGTTAAACCCTGGCGCATCTTCAGCAGCGCCTAGCCAAAACGCATTGTGGACTAGCCTACAACAGCAAGTAGCCCAGTTCGGTTTGATGGTGGCAGGTAATAGCGCAGGCGGTTATTTGGCCTTGCAAGGCACAATAGCCCAAGCCCAATCCAATGGAACATGGCCAACTGCTTGCATGAATCTTTATGGCCCAATGAACTTTGTAACAGTCGGTGCTGGTGACGCTACAAATCCTATTGGATCATTCGGGGTTGGTCTAATCAACACCTACACGGCTAACTCAACGCCATTGGCTGCTAGTCCATATTATTCGCTAACAAGTTGGGAATCTATTCCTACTTTTTACACGAATAAATGCCACTTCTACATTTGGTACAACACCAACGACACATTAGCGCCCCCAACGTCAATTCAGCCCTTTGCAGCCAATTTAACGACTGCTTTGACCAATCGGGTTACGACTACGCAAGTCACGCTAGGAACGCCAACAAACGGCTCTGGCGGATATCCTACGCAGTACACAGCTAATCACAATGTGACTAGCGCACAAACTGCTACGGCTTTGCTCAATGCGTTAACACTTCAGTTTCCAAAGTACAACATTCCTAGCCCTGCGTTTGAAGGATCACAAGGCGTTGATCCTAAAGCCATGCTCAGGTGGTCTAACGATGGTGGCTCTACATGGTCTAAAGAACATTGGGTCAGCATTGGTAAGATTGGCAAATACAAGAATCGCGCCATTTGGAGGCGTTTGGGATGGTCTAGAGATAAGATTTTTGAGGTGGTGGTAACCGATCCAGTCAACGCAACGATTGTGTCGGCTAACCTTAAAGCGACCCAAGGGGAGAACTAATGGCTAATACCTATGGTTCACCCCAGACCAATCCTTATCCACAGGCTGAATTCTTAGATGCTAGTTCTAAAAGACCGACACGCCCTTGGCAGCAGTTCTTTTTGAATATGGTGAACTTTAGTTCGACTACAACAACCCCAGCGCTTCCATCTAGCCCAGTCGGTTATATGCAAGTCACAGTCAATGGTAAACAGTACAAAGTACCTTATTACAACCTATGAATTACAACAAAGAATTAGAAGGTGTTTTTGAGATCAATCCAGAAGTCGGCCACACTTTTGCCGATGGGTTGTACTCTAAGCAAATGATTATTCCCAAGGGATTTGTCGCTGGGATGCACAAACACCACTATTCACACCTGTCAATTCTGGCAAAAGGTAGGGTCAAAATTACTACAGAAGACTATAATAAAGAAGTAACTGCGCCATTTTGTATTACTATTGAAGCAGAAAAAAATCATTCAATAGAAGCATTAGAAGATTCTGTATGGTTTTGTATTCATGCGACAGATGAAACTGAAAATGTCGATGATTTTTTGATTTATAGGAGTTAATTATGCCATTTGCATATCTAGCAGCAGCAACAATTGGAAGTGCCTTAATTGGCTCTCAGGCATCAAAGTCTGCTGCCAATACGCAAGCACAAGCGGCTTCTAATGCTCAACAGCAATTACAAACCAATTACGAAAACCTAGCGCCCAATTATGCTCCTTATCAGCAAACTGGGGCACAAGGCTTGGCAGGATTAAGTGCTCAAAATCAATATCTAACAACACCACAGGCCACTTATCAGCCATTCACGGCTCAAGACCTCAACGCTAATCTAGCGCCTAATTACCAGTTTCAATTGCAACAAGGTCAGGCAGCAACCAATTTGGCTAACAATGCAACTGGCGGTTTGATCGGTGGTAATGCGTTAAAAGGTTTACAAGACTACACACAAAATACTGCTAGTGGAGCATATCAAAATGCTTTGAACAATTACATGACGCAACAAGGACAAGCGTTTAACCAAGGTCAAACACAACAAACCAACATTTATAACCGACTTGCTGGCATAGCAGGGATTGGTCAAAACGCTGTTACAGGGTTGTCTAACCTTGCTACAGGCAACGCAACTAACATAGCCCAGTTGGGTGTAGGCGCTGCTAACGCACAAGCAGCAGGTACTGTGGGCGCTGCCAACGCAATTGGTCAAGGTATAACAGGGGCAACATCAAACTTAACAGCACCTAGTCAACTTAATTATTTGGCTACATTGTTAAACCCTAACACCTATACTGGTAGTCAACAGCCTGGCTATGGCACTCAAGTGCCACAAGGCACAATGTCAACTGTGGGGTAAACATGGCAGACTTCAACTTTTCTGACGTAGCATCTAAGATACAACCACCCAAAGAGGGTATGTCCCTTGCTGACATGGTTAACATGGCTAGGGGTGTGCAAGCATACCAACAGGCCGGTCAATTAAACCCTTTGCAAACACAAAAAGCTCAACTTGAGTTGGAGCAATTGCAAAAGATTAACCCCTTGGCTGCTAGAGAGCAAGAGGCTAAAACCAAATTAGCAGAAGGCACATTAGCACCAAGCATTGCTAGATCAGAAGCTGAATCTAAAACTGCTGAGTTGGGCACAAAATCTGCACAATTGAAATTGTCAGGAGAGAAGTTACAAAAGGTTTTAGAGATTTCAGGTGCTAGAGCAACCGATCCTGAAGTAATTAAATTGTCTGAATTGGCAAAATCACAAGACCCTAAAGTCGCATCACAAGCCAAGAAACGTCTTCATCAATTGAATTATGAAGATATGCAAACAGCGATCAAAGGCGGTTTAGATGGTGCTGAGGCTATGGAAAGTTTTGGCCACATTACATCAAAGATTGATACAAACCCAGAGCAGTTACCAAGTCTTTACCAAAATGCTGTAAGAATTGGATCGGGCGCTGCTGGTCAATTAGGATTGCAAACACCCAAAACTGGCGTTAATGCTGCGGGTCAAACTACGGCAATTAATCCTGTTACTGGTCAATATGAGGTTATGGGCACTCCTCAAACTAACCCCATGAGTTCTAGGACACAAACATTTACTGATCCTATTACTGGCAACATAATTCAAGCACCATTGACACCACAAGGAACATTGGGAGCACCTAGCAATTTAGCTGGTTCTAGCTCTGGCCCGTTGCCTCCGGGTATGTTGCAAGGTTTGTCTGGTAATGTGGGCATGGGTAATCCAAACGCACCACAAGCCATCCCAGCATTTGAAAATAAAGATACATTGGCAGCGGCTAGGGCTATTCAACTTGATTCAAATCAAAGAGCAAGCAAAGTCGCTGAAACACAATTCAATAACAATCAAATTATTAAATTAGCCGATGAAGCAATAACTGGCCGAGGTGCTGCTAATCTTGGTAATTTGACTGGTGGTTATGCCGTATTGAATGGTTTGGGTATTGGCGGTGGAAACGCTACAAATTTACAACAATTAGGCCATTTCATGTCTTTAGAGACTGCTAATTTGGCTCAGTCTGCTGGCTTGGGTACTGATTCAGCAAGAGGTTTGGCTAATGAAGTAGTTGGTAAGACTGATTGGACACCAGAAGCTATTAAAAACACAGCCAAAACAAACAGGGCATTATCTACTGGTATTGATTTGTTTAATCGTGGTGTCAATAATGCGGTTCAAGCGCAAGGCAATAACCCATTGGCAGCAAAAGATTTTAGAAACAAATGGTCACAAGTGGCTGATGTTGAAGCATTAAAATTAATGGATGCTGTGAAAAACAAAGACCAAGAAGAAATTAAAAAGATTGTCAAAGACTTGGGCGGTGTTGATTCAGAAAAGTACAAGAAATTATTGGCAAAAACTGGTTTTATCAATAATCTAATCAAAGGTCAATGATGGATGACGAGTTTTCACCAGAAGCGATTAACAACGCAGTCTCACAAACTTTAGGTGTAAAAGCGCCTAAGTTAGAGTCTGTGCAAACAAATACTTCAGATTTAAATTCTGAAGATATCAATAGGGCTGTTTTAGAAGCAGTAAAGCCATCAACAACAATTACTGCCAAACCCCAAGCGCAACACGATAAAACCATTACTGATTACTTTAAAGGAGTTGGTCGAGGTTTAGCGTCTTTAGGTGACGTTACTGTTGGAGGTGTATTGCCTATTGCTGGTCAAGTAGTCCAAGCTGCTGCTAGACCCTTTACAACACCTCAACGTGCTCAAGAAATTGGTGGAGCAGTATCTAGCGCTATTGACCAACCATTTGGCAAAGCATTTGGTGTTACAGAAACACCAGAATACAAACAAGAAACATCAAGATCATTAATGGATTTTGTTGGCAAATATGCTAATTTAGGTGCTGAAAAGATTAGTGAATTAACTGGCGGTCGCTTGCCTGTTGAAGACGTACAAAATATGTTGGGTTCGTTAACTATTCCTGCTGGCAAAGCATTAGGAATAGGCGGTAAAGCAATAGGCTCTGAAGCCAAGATGGTTAGTGATGCTTTAAAAAGCAAATTTGCTGGTGGCAAAACACCTCAATCAATAATGCAAGATTTGCATGGGGCAGAAGTTAGTGATTTGGCTGGCGTTGGTGCTGCCAAGTCCGATATGAATCCTTACTCAAGTTTGACAGGGGAAGAAAAGTCTAGAGGGCAATATCCTATTGTCAAATTGTCTAAGATAGCTGCCGATGTGCCTGTATCTGAACAAAAGACTAGGTCACAAATTGCAAACAAAGTCTTAGGTGAAAACAATCTAGTTCGTACTGGCGTTCTTACTGGAAATGAAGATACTTTAAGAAACGAATACACAGAAGCCAAAAAAGCAAATCCAACACCCAAGGGTGAATTGCTTAAGGAACAAATTGCTAATGAACAAAATGCTTTATCTGATTTTTCTCAAAAACTAGTCAATGACACAGGTGCAAGTCAAACATTGACAAGCCCTTATGAGCGTGGCCAGCGTATAGCCGATGCTTTAATTGGAGACGAAGGTCTTAAAGGTTTCTTTAAAGCAGAGAAAAACAAAATATACGAGGAAGCCAAAAAACAAGTTGGTGACAATCCGATTGGTTCACAAACTGTAGAAAACTTAATAAACTCACCTCAATTTAAAGCCGAATTAAAAATTAAAGGCATTCCTGAGTTTACCAATGGCGTTAAAGAACTATTGGATTTACATAAGACTGAAGGCTTACAAGACACAACACCTAACAGTTTGGCGGGTTTGGAAAAGATTAGGCAGTCTTTGAATGCTCAATGGTCTCCAGCCAACAGTTATGGAATAGGCCAAGTTATCAATGCTATTGACGCTGATATTGCCAAAGCGGGTGGGCCTGGTCTTTATGAGCGTGGTCGTAAAGTACACCAAGCAGAAAAGGTACTTTTTGGCTCTAAAGGTATCAAATCTATGTTTGGTGAGGTTGATCCTAATGGAGTGCAAACTGGCACACCATACGAAAAGATACCTGACAAACTCAACCAAATGCCTGTAGATGAATGGAAACACATACACGACACATTGGAATTAATATCTAAAGGCAAAATCAGAGGTAAAGATTTTGAACTTGATATTCCAGAAGAGTTAAAGACTGCTGCGATTGCTGCTAAGAATGAAATGCTAGGCAATATTGCTAGAGAAGTATACGAGCAAGGCGCTAATAAGGTTGGTGTTTGGAATCAAAACTCTGCAAACAAAGTATTGAATGCAAGAGCAGAAAAGATCAAACATGGCTTTAGCCCAGAAGCCCAACAAGACTTCCATACATTGAACTATGCAGGTCACATCATGCCAGGCGTTCATCATTATGAAGGCGCTGCTTTGCAAGCCAGAAGGCTAGGTTTGATTGAAGGTCACATAGAAAAAGCGGCCACAGGTGCTGGAGCAGCAGCCGGTGGTGCAATTGCTGGGCCATTAGGTGCTGGTGTTGGTGGCTACTTAACAGGAAAAGCAGGGGCTAAAGTTGCACAATCTTTAGAGAGTAAAGCTCTTGCCAAAGAAGCTGAAAATTTAAGGAATGAAATGAAAGCCAACGCTAAACTTGGTACAAAAATTAAGGACTTAAACAAATGAGCGTCAATCTCTCCCCCATTTTTAACGCAGTAGCCCAAACAAACAGCACAGGACTTCCCCTAAATGGTGGGTTCTTGTATACTTATTTGGCTGGGTCTAGCACCCCACTAGCCACTTATACAGACTCTGCTGGTTCAGTTCCTAATACAAACCCAATCATTCTAGGAACTGACGGCCGACCCCCTTATGAGATTTGGCTAAATAACGCCTATGGTTATAAATTTGTATTGACCGACAGCGCATCTAACCTAATCGGCACATACGACAATGTGTTTGGTTCGTCTAGTTACTATGGCCCATCGACTGCGGTGACGGCGGTAACAGGAACTTCACCTATTAGCGTATCTTCTGGTAACACCCCTAATGTATCGTTTTCGGGTGTATTAGGGCGTACAAATGGTGGTACAGGGGTTTCTAGCCCTCCCGTGGCTTATGTTCACCAAATCACGGCTCAGAGTATTGCATCGGCTACTGTGACTGTAATCCAGTATGAAACTGTAAATTACGACACCAATAGCATTTGGTTGCAAAGTAATTATGCTTTTGTTCCTAATGTGCCTGGATACTATCAAGTCAACGTCAGTTGTACTATTTCTAGCACTAGCGCTGGTTACCAAGTGGGTTGCGGTGTATTGCAAAATGGTAGCACTTTGGTGGATTACAACGTGGCAGCATCGAGCGCCCTTGGTAGTACCCCAGTTTGTTCGACTATTGTAAAATGCAATGGATCAACTGATTACATTCAAGGTGTCGTAGCACAATCTTCAGGTGGGTCACTCAGCACTACACCTAGCACAGTCGCTGATACTACGTTCTCCATAGCATTTTTACGAGGTTTGTAATGAACATCGACCCAATCCAATATGGACAAATCATTTCTAAAGTTGAATTTTTAGAAAATGAAGTGGCTAATATGCGTAGTGACGTTAAAAAGCTCTTAGAGCTTGCTAATCAGTCTAAGGGTGGCCTATGGATGGGTATGGCGTTTGCGAGTCTTATAGGGGCTATGCTTCACTTCTTGGGTGAGAAGTTCTTGAAATGATTGACCCGGTTACCATCTTTGCTGCTTGTAAGGCTGCTCACGCTGGTATCAAAGAGTGTGTAGAACTTTACCAAAACTTTAAACAAGACGGCAAAGACGTTGGTGAAATATTAAATGACGTTGGTTTACATTTAGGTAACTTTTTTACGCATCAGGAATCGTTTAAGGAAGCTGAAAAACAGGCAAAACTTCAGCCACTTAAGAATGTATCCATTAATGAAGAAGCGATGAATAGGATTCTGCGCCAACAGCAAATCGAGCAAATGGAGACCGAGTTACGAGAAATGATCATATATCAGGTCGGAATGCCTGGTCTATGGCAAAAATTCACAGAAATGCGTGAAATTGTTAAAAAAGAGCGAGAAAAGATCGAGCGTGAGCAAAAAAAGCCTTGGAACTCGCTGCTCTCAAACGTAGGCAGTTTATTGACAAGTGGCAAGTTCGGTTGGCGTTGGCAACAGGTTTGTTTACATGGTTATTTATATTTGCCCTACTCATGTATGGCATTCACTTAGACTATCAAAAAAGTAAGGGGATATTATGAGTTGGTTAGGACAAATCGCACCTACGATTGCTACTGCTTTGGGTGGGCCACTAGCAGGTATGGCTACTGAATTGATTGGAAAAACCCTAGGTATTTCATCTGAGGAAGTAACTACGGCAATTAATTCAAACAAATTGACCGCAGATCAGATTGCTGGGCTACAACAAGCTGAGTTGGCTTTAAAGGCCAAAGCTCAAGAAATGGGTCTAGACTTTGAATCTTTAGCCACACAAGACAGAAAGTCGGCTAGGGATATGCAAATGACTGTTAAGTCTTTGATCCCCCCCATCTTAGCTATTGGTATCACAATCGGGTTCTTTGGGATTATGGCCGGCATGATGTCAGGCAAAGTCCAGTCTAGCGAAGCATTAATGATACTCTTAGGTTCACTTGGGACAGCGTGGACAGGAGTTATAAGTTTCTATTTTGGTTCTTCAGCTTCTAGCCAAGCCAAAGATTCAATGATTCACAACTCAACACCGATAGCAAAATGACACAACTAACCAACCATTTCACCCTAGAAGAACTGACTCATACCGACCATCGTGAATTCGACAATACGCCTAATGAAGTTGAAAAGGCTAATCTCATGCGATTGGCTGAGTTTCTTGAGCAAGTTAAGGACTTACTTGGCGGTGTGCCAATTATGGTTAACTCGGCTTTTAGGTCTAAACAGGTTAATGACGCTGTGGGAAGTAAAGATACTTCTCAGCATCGTGTTGGCTGTGCTGCTGATCTGCGTGTACCAAATCTCACTCCTGATCAGGTAGTCAAGAAAATCATGGCTTCCAACCTAGAGTACGACCAAGTGATTAGGGAGTTTGATAGGTGGACTCATGTATCAATTCCAAATAATCCATACGATAAACCCAGAAAAATGGCTTTAATTATCGACAAAAATGGAACTAGGAAGTATAGTTAAAGCGCAGTTGCAAAGAAGTTTAGGGGGATTATTCCCCCTTTTTTTTTGTCGAATTAGTGTAATAATTGATAACGACAATAAACCTATGCAAATCAAACTCATAGACACAAGTGTTCAAGAGAATTTTGAACTTGTAAATAGGTTACAAAAAGAGACCTTACCTTACGATACTTTGTACAACTGTCGAGAAGGATGGTGGTGGGTAGCCTATGAAAATAATAGACCTTGTGGATTTGCTGGGTTGGTTTGCTCTAGCCGCTGGACTGATTGCGGTTATTTGTGTCGTAGTGGTGTTGTACGAGAGTTTCGTGGTCGAGGACTGCAAAAGCGTCTTATACGAGCAAGAGAGAAAATGGCCAGGCGAGTAGGGTTTAACTGGCTAATTACTGACACCACAGACAATCCCCCATCTTCTAATTCCCTAATTGCGTTGCAATATCGTTTGTTTAATCCCTCTCAACCTTGGGCGGGTAGACACTCGCTATATTGGAGAAAGAAGCTATGAGCTATTTATCTGACGAAGAGTTTTTAATGCTTTTTGGGTTGTACAAAAGTCCCACTCTAATGTCACAAGAAACAGGAATGTCAGCAAGAGGAATCATAGCTCGTAGAAACGCTTTAGAAGGTCGCTACGGCGTTCAATTAGAGACAGTAGCCGTTAAGAAAAGGATTGATCCAAAGCCCCCTAGACTCGATCTAGGCATCTTAAATGGGTCTGTAATTGTGTTTTCTGACGCTCACTTTTGGCCTGGTATCCGAACAACAGCCTACGATGGGTTAATTTGGGCGATCAGAAACATTGAAAATCTCAAGGCTGTGATCAATAATGGTGACGCATTTGACGGGGCAAGTATTAGTCGATTCCCTAGAATTGGTTGGGATAAGACCCCTAGTCTCATTGAAGAACTAAAAGCCTGTGATATGGCGTTGGCTGAGATAGAAGAAGAAGCCAAAGAGGTTAACAAAAATGTTAAGTTAATGTGGCCAATGGGCAATCACGATGCTCGGTTTGAGAATAGATTGGCAGCCAACGCTCCCCAATACGAGCATATTAAGGGTTTTAGCCTAAAAGACCACTTCCCTGCTTGGCATCCCTGTTGGTCAGTTTGGTTAAATGAGAGCGTAATTGTCAAACACCGATACAAAGGTGGCATCCACGCTACCCACAATAATACAGTTACGGCTGGCGTTAGTATGGTCACAGGACATTTACATAGCCTAAAAGTGACCCCATATGACGATTACACAGGGACTAGGTACGGGGTTGATACAGGAACTCTAGCCGAACCTACTGGCCCACAGTTTGAGAACTATTTAGAGCATTCACCGACCAATTGGCGGTCAGGTTTTGCTATTCTTACATTCCATAAAGGTGTATTATTATGGCCTGAAGTGGTAAAAGTGTTTGATAAAGACCACATAGAGTTCCGTGGACAAGTAATAAAAGTGTAAGGATTTATATGAAGATGACAATTACAAGAGAAAAAGCCAAAGTAACTGACCCCAAGGTTTACGAGATCGTTCGTGAGCATAAAAAGGAACGTGAGAAGGTTATGGCGTTGGAGAAAGAGCTAAAAGCGCATGAAAAGACTGATATGACTCACGCTCATCCAATGCACTCACCCAGCGCTACAGCTCACGGCCAAAGCCAAGCGCCCTTACCTAGCATGAGAAAGTAAGCGTTCTATTGTGACGTTTAGGGCATCCAGTTCTTCCATCTTCTGGATTGCCCACATTCTCTTTTGACCATGCCAGCCCATGATTGGGCCTTGGTGACAGTCTTTGCACAGAGCGATACAAGTGTACGTCAAGCCTTGTTTGACATGATGTGCGTCTGACGGCCCACTAGCGTCACATACTGAGCAAGGTAATTCTTTAACCCTGCCTAACCACTCACGCTCACGTTTGGTAAGTTTGTTATTCATGGGAACGTATCGCCAAGCGCTCAGAAGCCTCTCTGGTGCGAAATATGTCTATGGATAACCTACTGGCCTCAAGTTCGTATTTAAGCGTTTCCTCGACTGCTACAGCCTCTACAAGTTCATCTATGGTCTTGGCGTACAACTCACTGGCATAAGCCTCACGTTCTTGTGCTGAAACTTGGGTGTAGCCATTTTCCAACGCATCACGCATGGCATGGGCTTTGATGGTTTTAAGTTTAAGTTCTGCCCCTATACGCTTAGATTTAGCTTGGGCATAAATACTAGCGTTTCTAGCAATAAATTCAGCGTGTTTTTCAGGATTCATAGGTTCTCTACCAGTTTTAATACTCTGATGGCCGATTCAACATCACTAACCACAGACAAAACGCCCCCTGTCCATTTGCCGTGGAACACGATCTGGTCTTCAGTCAGTTTGTTATTGCCAAACTTAACCTCCATTAAGATTGTGTGGCGTTTGTATCCAACAAGCAGATCAGGAACGCCTTTACCCACTGTAGCGAGTGACACCACAAAAGCACCATAGTCCCTGAGTGCCTGGACAATTTCAGTCTGGTTACGATCCACTTTGGCAGCTCTCATTGATTTCTTTCATGCGTTGTGCAACGGCCTTGCCAAGCCCTTTAAACATACCTGTAGGATGATTTTCCATTTCTTTGACCTGATGCCTGGCATGGTCAACAGAGCCGCTCTCCAAGGCCATACGAGCATAATGATCAATGATGACCTGAATGTCAATGTATTTCACTCAAGATTCTCCAAGCGGTTGCTGCACAAAGGGGGACTTGTCCATTTCCGAGGGCTTTAATTCTGTCCACCCTTGAGGCCATCCCATTAACCACTCTACCCACATCGGGTTCAGTTGACCAGAAGTCTGACTCACGCACATTTGCAGATTGACTTGTTTCCCAATTTCCATACGTCTTTGAATTGATGGATTGCTCAAATTTCCTCTGTCCTTGGAGTCCGATACTTGTGGTGTTGGCCAATTCTTTTTCATTTCCAAGTTGACCGCATCCGATAGTTTTGCCCCAAATTTCGTTCCCGTAGTCAAACTGGTTCTGACAAATCTGTTGTTCGTTAATTCGATTCCATTTTGTTTTGGACTCATCCAATCCGATGATGTTGGTGTCGGCCATTTCTCTATGCGTTGTTTTAATGCTTTTCTGCTGTTGCTCCCACCATCTAATCCTGTCGTGTTGGGTGTGTGAAAGGTGTCCACTCCATTTGGCGACAATCCAAATCCTGTCCCTCTGATGTGGCGCTCCAACGTCAGCTGCTCCCAACACTCCCCATCTCGCATCAAACCCCATTGAGGCCAAGTCTCCGAGAACTCGTCCAAGTCCCCTAGAAGTGAGCATTGGTGAGTTTTCCACAAAGACGTATTTGGGTCGTACTTCACAAATGATCCTTGCCATTTCTCGCCACATTCCAGAGGCTTTTCCATCAATTCCAGCGCCTTTTCCTGCTGCTGAAATGTCGGTGCAAGGAAATCCTCCAGATACAACGTCAACAATTCCCTGCCAAGGTTTTCCGTCAAAGGTTTGTACGTCATCCCAAATCGGGAAAGGCGGGAGAAGGCCGTCATTTTGTCGGGCGCACAGTACGCTTGCTGGGTATTGCTCCCATTCAACTGCACAGACTGTTCTCCATCCAAGGAGATGTCCCCCAAGTATTCCTCCACCAGCACCTGCGAAAAGAGCCAACTCATTCATATACCTCGCCTTAGTTCTTGTAGTTTCTTTTTAATATCGTCTGGCATTGGCACAGCGTTCTTTTTATCTTCTTCAAACTTCTTCAGGAAAGGGTCTACAACCTCTTTAGGGGTGATTTCTGGCACTTCAGCACCATCCCATCGTTGCTGGTTCAAATAAACGCTTGGAGCTGGTATAAACGCCCCATTTGACTTACGCCATTGATCGGTCGTTTTCATCCATTCAACGTGTTTAATGATGGAATCACAACAGCTCTCAAGATAGTTCTTTTCCCATATCTTCATACATTGTGACTTACCCCCTTTTCGTGTAGATATTGGCCACGTTCTCCAAAATCTATCAAATCCTGATTCAAACATTTCAGCCCCTTTTTCTTTAGTCATAGGTTATCCTAGGGTGGATAGTATCCACTCCTCTCCAACCCTGTTAATCTTAATGTGTCTTAAAGTATCTAAATAGCATCAACAAAAGCCCAAGTGCCCATGAGGGGTTAATTCGCTTATACACAAGGCCTAGTTGCCACCTGAGTTACCTTGTGCTTTACCAGTCGGTTAACCAACGCTGGTCACATTTTTCACCGGGGTGTGTCGGTGTGCGGTGTTTAACTCCTAGCCATCCATTCAAATGCTCTGCTATCGTGAGGAGTACGGAAGCCGAGTAGAAATGAAAAAAGCCGCTTAAAACTACATTCTGGTAGGAACTTTAACCAATATGCACTACGAATATTGGATAAAGCAGAATGTAGTCTCAAACGGCTTCAAATCATTGCTTCCTACGGCAACAGTTTGGATTATACACATTTATTGCTGTTTTTTACGGCTTCCAATAATTATTGTTTTTACCCATTCTTTGTCGCATCTATCTAACGCTGACATTTTGGCAGCATACCTGGCATTGCAATCATCACAAGGCGATATCACCTCTCTAGCTAATTTGGCCAGCTCTACCCAGTCCCTGTAATGCTCAAAATCTCTGTAACATTTTGGATAATTCATAGATTCATCTTAAATGTTGTTTATTTATTAAATACTAGGGAAAACCCCTAGATAATTATGTTGACAATGAATTATCATTCGTTTGCGTTAACAAAAGGAGAACGCAATGACAAGATCAGAAGCCAATAAGATTCTGAGTAATTTAAAGCACGGGGCTATATATCCTTTGTATATAGTTAACCAGGCTTTGATGACCACAGGTGACTTATGAACGAGTTAGAGCATACAAAATCTGAACTCAAGCATCTGCAAGAGTTATTAATGGAGTATGATCTAGAACTCAAACGAAAGAATGAGTTGCTCACTAGGTGTCACAAAGAGCCTTTATCTGATGAGCGCCTTTACCAACTGTTTAGGCACACAATGGATTGGAGACTGTTTGCTAGAGACATAGAACGTGAGCATGGAATTGGTGAGAGAGAGCAAGACTTTTTTGATTAACATTTTTGCCCGCAAGGGACTAAGGAGCTTCAATGAGAACTGTATACAACACAGGCAAAGTCGAAATTGGCAAACAATACATCGACTATAAACAACACAAAATCACCCCTGAAGAAGAACTGATCCAGTCTTTACTGCTTGGGGACTTCAAAACAATACAAGGTTTCTTTTACAACTTAATTCTTTGTATTTGTTACCTAGTCGCTATCGTCACGCTAATAGTCAACATGACCTATTGGTGCTGAGATGAAAGCCTACCATCTAATTGAGCGAGTCCAAGAGACCGCTGAAGCCTACTATCCTCATGATTCTGGTATCTACAAGCTCAATTTTATGATTGGGCAATATCAAAGCATTATTCGCAATCTTTGTCAGACCATAGAGATTTACGAAGAACAGCTGGACAATTACAAACTTTTAGACAAATTAGGAAATGAAGAATGAAACAAATCGCAACTGCCTTGGTTAAAGCGCAAAAAGCCTTTGGCCCAGCTCTAAAGACTTCCACAAACCCACATTTCAAGTCACGCTATGCTGACCTGTCCAATTGCGTAGAAGCGGTTATAGACGCTCTAAACGACAATGGCATTTATCTGATGCAGAAGTGCTATGAAAACCAAAATGGCGTAACTGTAGAGACAATGTTTATACATGAGTCAGGTGAGTTTGTAGAGTGTGGGATTCTTAGCGTACCGGCTACAAAGATGGACGCACAGGGTTATGGGTCAGCTCTGACTTATGCCAGGCGCTACAGTCTGATGGCTGCGTGTGGGATAGCCCCAGAAGATGACGATGGCAACAACGCATCAAGACCAAAACCATTGCTAGACGAAAAAATGATGTTAGATTACTTGGCTGCTTTGGATAGCGTAGCAAACACAGACGAGTTAATTTCTATTTACAAAACAGCATTCAACGCTGCCAAAGCCGATCCTAATTGGCAAAAGCGCATCATTGCCAAAAAAGATGAGATGAAAGCGAGAATCAAATGATTGACGATGACAACGAAGACGAAAGGCAATTTCTCAGGTTTTATGCCATGGCAGAAAATAAGTACAGGAAAAAGCTATCTAGTGCGCCTGACTGCCGAGACCCAGATCACCCTGGTTGTGAAAAATGTGATGAAGATTGGGAAGATTATGAATACTGAAGACGAAGAATTTGCAAGATTAGACAAGAAACAAGCCGATTACTTATTGAAGTCGCTTGGATTTCCTGACCATAGAAGCCCTAAAAAGAAAGAATGGGTTAACTTAAACAACGATGAGATTCAAGCCGTAGCTGACGAGGTACAGTTTGGTTACCACGCACATTACGACAAAGAGTTTATTGACGCTATCCAAGAAGCATTAAGGAAGAAAAATGAAACCTAAAACGTACAAAGTTCTTGAAATGTGTATTGAGAACGGCATCAAGATGGGTATTGCTAGAGCATTAAAGCATGACGATAAACCATCTACGGAGGTTATTGCGATTGCTATTAACGCAGCTATTGATTATGAAATCTGTGAATGGTTTGATTTGGACATTAAAAATGACTAAAGAAACATTACAAATTGCATTAGAAGCTCTTACTGATTTTGATTACGACAAACGCATCAAGGCTATTGAAATTATCAAAAAAGCACTAGAAACAAAAGATGAGCCTGTGCAAGTATCGCCACTTGAATTTGTGACGATGGTAATGGAAAAAGAGCATTTAATTGGTAAACCAATATTCTGGTCACAATGGCCTAACAAGGAGAAAAACACATGAATGAACAACGAACAGAAGCGTGGTTTTTACAACGACTAGGCAAAGCAACTGGTTCACAAATTAGCAACATTATTGCTAAGACAAAAACAGGTTACTCTGCGAGCCGTGAAAACTACCAGGCACAATTAGTGGTTGAAAGACTTACAAACAAGCCTACAGAGGGTTTTACCAACGCAGCAATGCAATGGGGTACAGAGACCGAACCATTGGCTAGAGCAGCCTATGAGATGGCTAGGAACGTCATGGTAGAAGAAGTCGGGTTTGTAGACCACCCAGTAGTCTATATGTCAGGGGCAAGTCCTGATGGGCTAGTGGGTGACGATGGATTGATTGAAATTAAGTGTCCCAATACAGCAACGCACATTGAGACGATCTTGACTCAGGCAGTTCCATCTAAATACATTCCTCAAATCCAATGGCAATTAAGCTGTACTAACCGAAAGTGGTGCGACTTTGTGAGTTTTGACCCACGAATGCCTGAGAATCTGCAGCTCTACATACATAGGGTCGATTACAACCACGACTATGTCGAGATGCTGATAAAAGAAGTGAGTGTATTTTTAGATGAAGTTGAGAAAAAAGTTAACATTTTAAGGAATATTGATGTCAAAAACAGTTTATGAAATTACTACGATCACCGGCAGCTACACAAACGCCAAGGGTGAAAAGAAGAATCGTTACCAAAAACTAGGGTCAATTATTGAGACTAAAAACGGGCTAATGATGAAATTGGATACATTGCCTATAACTGAGGAGCATTGGAACGGCTGGGCATATTTGAATGAACCTAAGCCTAGAGAAGAAAAAGACGATATCCCTTTTTAATTTGTGGTATAGTAAAAGCGCTACAAGAGTAGTGTTTTTTGCAAAGAAACAAAGGATATATCATGGGTAAAATGGATTCTGAGAAATTTAAAACTGGTATGACAGGCGAAAAAGTGCCCGCAGGTGCTTTGAGTTCTGATACTACTGGCGAGCGTAAAATGGCTATCAAAGGCGGTGTAGGCATGGGCAAAGCTGACGGCTTGGGTCTAAGAATGGCTTCACACGCTGGTAAGATTGATGGTCGCTTGGGTGAAATGAAAGGTGGTTCTTCCGAAGCCACTTGTTATGAGCACAAGCGCTACGAGCACGCTCAAGATATGTAAAAAGCGAAAACCCTAAAAGACCACGAATCTGATAGGGTTTTCTAGCCAACACAAAGGAGGTTGTGATGGATAGAGAGGATTGTAATTCATGCCACTATTTTATTGGTGGCGATGACTTAGGCCAATGCCGAAGATTCCCTACTTACCAAAATCGTCACAAAAACGAATGGTGTGGGGAATTTACTATGAAAAACGATTGTTTGGCGAGCATGGTTCAAGTTTTAACAAACCAAGTTAAGACAGAAGAACCCAAGCGCAGAGGAAGGCCAAGACACAATGTTTAGACCCTTAAGAGACCGGGTAGTTGTGAAGCCCCAAGTTCGCAATATCTCTGACATAATCTACATTAACAATAAAGAGCCTTTCAATGAGGGCACTATTGTGGCTATCGGCCCATTGGTGGAAGATGTCCAGATCGGTGACTTCATTAAATACGGCAACGGCGATTATCTTAACTGGCCTACTCAAAAAGTAGACGGGCAAGATTATCAAATCATTCAAGAAGCAGATATCTGCGCTGTTGTAGAGGACTAATCATGTTTATGGATCAAGAAGACAAAGACTTTCGTTACCAAGTTGCCCAGTACGCTATTGAGCAAGTCGGAACTGATGACGCTGAATGGGTTGAATTGGCTGACCTGATCATGGCATTTGTACAAGATGACATCGAGTGGGAAGATGACGAGGTCGAGGAAGATGGCGAGTAAAGGACTTTATGCCAATATTCATGCAAAGCAGCAACGCATTGCAGAAGAAAAGGCAAAAGGTGAGAAGGTAGAGCGCATGAGAAAGCCTGGAGAAAAGGGTGCGCCTACCGCTAAAGCCTTTGCTCAAAGTGCAAAAACGGCAAAAAAATGAAAAAGCACGATAAACCTATTGAACACAAAACCACAGGGTCAGGCAAAACCTACAACCCTACGGACAAAGGCGCTGGAATGACTGCCAAGGGCAGAGCTGAGTACAACGCCAAGAATGGTTCACATCTTAAAGCACCAGCCCCAAACCCCAAAACTGAGAAGGACAAGGGGCGTAAGGCTAGTTTTTGTGCAAGGATGGAGGGCGTGGTCAAAAACGCCAAAGGGCCAGCAGAACGAGCCAAAGCATCACTAAAGAACTGGAACTGTTAAATGCCACTAATCAAATCAACCAAGCCAGAAGCGTTCAAAAAGAACATCAAGACCGAAGTGGCTGCCGGTAAACCTATCAAACAAGCCGTGGCCATTGCCTACGCTGAAAAGAAAGCTGCAACCAAAAAGAAGGAAAAGAAGTAATGTTTAAATTCGAGCACACAACCCAAGAACTAAACCTAATCATTGCAAGCCTTGAACATAAGATTAGGGATATGCAAGAGATGTTAAATAAGCTAGTCCTTGGCGCACAAGCACAAGTTCCCAAACCTGAAGATCAAGAACAAAAGCCAACAGAATGACACATCCAGGTGGCCGACCCACACTCTATGACGAATCCTATTGCGACAAAGTCGTAGAGTTGGGTGCGCTTGGCAAATCCACAGAGCAAATAGCTAAAGAACTAGGTGTTGGGCTTAGAACTATTTACTTATGGAGAGATACTTATCCACAGTTTCTGCAAGCCTTATCCACAGCTAAGGAATTAGAGCAAGCATGGTGGGAAGATCAATGCCAAGCGTACATGGTTGAGACCAAAGACGGCCCTAAACTGAACGGCACATTGTGGTCTAGAAGCATGGCTGCAAGGTTTCCTAAGAAGTATCGAGACAACAGCAAGATCGAACTAACTGGGGAAGGCGGTGCGCCATTAATCCCACATATTCAGGTTAGTTTTGTAAAGCCTAATGAATGAAGTCCAGCAAGCGATAAGCAAGGCAGAGTTTCCTGAGAAGCTCTCATGCCTATTCAACCCTGTCAAATCTAGATACAGAACGCTCTATGGCGGTCGTGGTGCAGGCAAATCACACGGGGTAGCCAAAGCCTTGTTGATCAAAGGTGCGATGGCCACGCTAAGGGTATTGTGTGCCAGGGAGTATCAGACATCCATTAGAGACTCAGTCCACAAGTTACTGTGCGACCAAATTGAGTTGTTGGGTTTGTCAACATTTTATGAAATAACCCAGAACTCTATACGAGGTAAGAATGGTACAGAATTCTTCTTTGTGGGTCTGAAAAATAACATTGCTAACGTAAAATCAGTCGAAGGAGTTGATATTTGTTGGTGCGAAGAAGCGCAGACAATTAGTCGATTCTCTTGGAACACATTGATACCTACGATTCGTAAAGAGGATTCTGAAATATGGATCACTTTTAACCCAGAATTGGAGACTGATGAGACGTATCAGAGATTCATTCTCAATCCCCCTGAAAATTCCGTAGTGGCTAAGGTCAACTGGTCTGACAATCCTTGGTTTCCAGAGACACTAAGATTAGAGAAAGATTCGCTAAGAGCTAGAGACCCAGAAGCCTACAACACAGTCTGGGAAGGTTTATGTAGGCAAACAGTAGATGGCGCTATCTTTGCCAAAGAGATGCAAATGGCCGAATTAGATGGGCGTATTACCAAAGTTCCATACGATGCCACAAAGCCCGTACACGCTATTTTTGACTTAGGATGGTCTGATGCTACGGCTGTATGGTTTTTACAGTTTGTGGGCATGGAAAACAGGCTTGTACGCTATTTTGAGACTAACCAAGAGACAATGACTAGTATTCTTAATAAGATGCAAGGATTTGGTTATTTATACGATACTTTGTGGTTACCACACGATGCCGAGAACAAAACATTGGCTGGAAACGGCAGAAGTATAGAAGAAATTGTTAGAAATTTAGGATATAAGACTAGAATAGTACCTAAAGTACCAATTGTTGACTCAATTAACGCTGCTAGGACTATTTTTAGCAACTGTTACTTTGATCGAGAAAACTGCCATCAAGGGTTGGAAGCTCTCCGGCACTATCGCTATGAGGTTGATCCTGAGACTGGAATGTTTAGTAAAACACCACTTCACGACCAATATAGTCATGGTGCTGATGCTTTTAGGTACATTGGACTGATGATAAGCGAACCTAAGAAAAGTGTTAGAAAAGCACCTCAAATTGTTCAATCTTCTTGGATGGGTTAAATATGGTAGACGATCTTGAATCTAGTGAACTGATAGCTGATGCCCAAGGGTTTTTACATCTATGCGTAGAAGCCGACATGATGAATCGTACCGAAGCGCTAGAAGACTTACGCTTTAGTGCTGGCGATCAATGGCCTGTTGAGATTCAGAACTCACGCACATTAGAGTCTAGACCATGCCTAACTATCAACAAGATAGACGCATATTGTCGACAGGTTACTAACAACATTAGACAGCAACGCCCCAGAATCAAGGTTCATGGGGTTAATAGCGAGTCTGATGAGAAGATGGCTGAAATTCTGACTGGCATTTGTAGGCACATCGAAGTCAACAGTGACGCTGACCAAGCCTACGATAACGCAGCAGACTATACAGTTCGGATGGGTTGGGGGTTTATTAGGGTAAGCACAGACTATGTGCGTGAGGATTCCTTTGATCAGGAAATCTACATTAAGTCCATTATGAACCCTTTTACTGTTTACTTTGACCCCAACAGCATATTACCTGATGGGTCAGACGCTGAAAAGGTATTGATTACTGAGGTGATCAGCAAGAAGCAGTTTGCACTAATGTACCCAGACGCTGACGAGGGCGTTCAGTTTAATCAGCGTGGAGCAGGGGACACCAACGCAGAATGGGTAATGAAAGAGGACATTCGCATTGCTGAATACTTCTATACTGTTAGAAAGCCCACCAAGCTCTTATTGTTGGTTGATGGTACTAAGGTATACAAAGACGAGTTTAAAGGCGATCCAGCCCTTGTAATCGACTCTAGGGACACAGTTAAGAAAGAAATACGTTGGGCAAAGCTCACAGGTATGCAAATCCTAGAAGAAGGTGTGTGGCCTGGTCGTTTTATCCCAATTATTCCTGTTTATGGACACCAACTGATCGTTGAGAACAAACGCAAGAAGTTCGGTCTAGTGCGTATGGCCAAAGACCCGCAGCGTATGTACAACTTCTGGCAAACTTCAATGACCGAGTCGGTTGCCCTAGCGCCCAAGCCTAAGTGGTTGCTTGCTGAAGGTCAGGATGAGGGACACGAGAACGAGTGGGCACAAGCCAACGTCAAATCTGCTCCAGTCCTAAGATACAAGCAAAAGGACATCGAGGGCGTTCCTGCTCCAGTTCCTACACGCATTCAGCCTGAAGCACCTCCTGCTGGGATTATGGCTGCTAGTGCTGCTATATCCCAAGACTTACAGGCGGTAATTGGGATTGTTGATCCTAATCAACTTCCAAGTGGCAACATCTCAGGCAAGGCGCTAAATGGACAACAACAGCAAGTAGACATCACAAATTTCCATTTTTACGACAATTTGACCCGTTCTATTAGACATATTGGAAAAATTATTCTTGATCTAGTACCCAAAATCTACGATACCGAACGTGTTATGCGGATCATTGGAGACGATGGCCAGCCTGATCTAGTCAAATTAAACACACCAGGCACAGACGAATACGGCATTCAGAAAATCTTAAATGATGTGACAGTCGGTGAGTATGATGTGGTGATGGATACAGGCCCTGGCTACAACTCCAAGCGCCAAGAAGCCGTAACTGCAATGATGCCCTTGTTCGCTGCCGATCCAAACCTCATGGCAACGGCTGGTGATCTATTCATTCGCAATATGGACTTCCCAGGCGCAAGTACGATTGCCGACCGACTGGCTGCAGCCAACCCAATGTCTCAGATTGACGAGAAATCTAAGATACCACCACAGGTTCAGATGCAGTTGGCAATGTCTAAACAGCAAAATCAGCAGTTACAACAACAGCTTCAACAGCTACAAATGGTCATTAAACAACGCCAAGACATTGAAGGCGTTAAACAACAGGCCGAAACTCAGCGTGAACTCATGCGCCAGACGGCAAAAGCACACAATACTGAGTCAATGTTGGAAGCCAAGGTTCACGATGTGAATACAAGGGCTATAACTACTCAAAACAAGACCGAAATTGAGTCAATTATGGAGTTGTTGTTGCACCATATGGACACGGCTAGGCTTGAAAAAGAAATTCAGGCTAGAAACGCTGAACAATATAGTTATACACAACAGGCCACACAATCAATTTCTTGACAAATTAACCATTTAGGGCTACATTGCCTTACAAACGTACCTATACGTCTTATAGGGTAAATTCTTAGGGAAACCTATGTCGGACAAAGAAGCGGGCCAAGTGCTCACAAGTGAGAATTCAGGTGAATTTTACGCACAAAAACTAGGTTTAGCTAAAGAGGAGACTGTAGAAGCTGCAGAACCTACAGAACCTCAACAGAGTGAACCAGAAGCGCAAGAAGAGCCAAAAGTAACAGAAGAACCGAAGCCCAATAAGCTCGAAAAGAGGTTTTCTGAGATTACTAAGCAACGTGAAATGGCACGAGCCGAAGCGGAACGTGAGCGTCAAAGAGCTAGTGAACTAGAAAACAGGTTGAAAGAACTCGAAGCGAAGGTCGCACCCAAACCAAATTTGGATGAAGAACCCAAGCCTGACCAGTTCCAAGATGCGTTTGAGTACGCAA